GACGAATGGGTTAGGAAACAAGAATCAAGAATTCAAATGTTCAAGTCGATGAATGAACAAAAAGATTTTACGAAGTCTGGTTCTGGTTTAACTATATTCGATATTGATGATACACTCTTTCATACGACTGCAAAGATTGCTGTGAAGAAAGATGGTAAAGTTGTTCGTGAATTAAATAATCAAGAATTTAATACCTACCAATTAAAGAAAGGTGAAGAATTTGATTATCGCCAATTTCGTGATGCAAAAAAGTTTAAAGAAGAATCGAAGCCTATTGCCAAAATGTTTGCTAAGGCAAAAGCAATACTCCGTAATGTTGTAAATAAACCGGGTAGTCAGATGATTATTTTGACTGCACGTAATGACTTTGATGACAAAGAAACATTTTTGGATACATTTAGACAATATGGTTTAGATATAGACAAGATAAGAGTCGAACGCGCTGGTAAATTATCAAAGCTGTCGCCTGCACATGCTAAGTATGTTATAATATATAATTATTTAAAACAAGGTAAATTCTCCCATGTTCGTTTATTCGATGATAGTATGGCGAACCTAAAAGAATTTTTGCGTTTGAAAAAAGATTTTACAGATGTAAAGTTTGAGGCATATTTTGCGAAACCAGACGGCTCAGTAGAAAGAATCGGCGGTATAAATGAAGAACAAGAATTTGTATCTAAGGCCGGTGCCGGTGAATGGGGTAGACCAGAACTTACACGTAGATATATAGAAGATACACCAGGACAAAAAGTTCAGAGGTTTAAGAAATACGTAAAAAATATATAATTATTTAAGGAGAATGATTGTGCGTGATTTGATTATAGGATGTTCTACCAACTATGATTGGTCCAAACTAAAATATTGGATCAATTCTATCAATAAATCCGGATTTCAAGGTGATAAAGTCATGATTCTTATGAATTGTGACAAAGATACTGTTAATAAGGTTGTAGAATCGGGATTCAGTGTTATAGGTTTTAATAAAGATGTTGAGGGTAATTTAATTTACTCATCAAATATGCCTGTTCACACAGAAAGATTTTTGCACATATACAATTATTTAAAAAATAAAGACTATCGTTATGTGATTACCACTGATGTTAAAGATGTAATATTTCAAAAAAATCCAATAGAATTTTTAGAAAAAGAATGTGTGAATAAAAACTTAATCTTTGCATCTGAAAGTATTCGGTATAAAGACGAACCTTGGGGTGATCAAAATCTAAAAGAAACATTTGGTCAATATATTTACGACCAGTTTAAAAATAATGAAATATTTAATGTAGGTGTTTTGGCTGGACACGGTTATGCTATTCGTGATTTGGCACTAAACATTTTTGTGTCATGCTTAAATCGTCCGATACCCATTTGTGACCAATCAACTTTCAATTTTATGATTAGTCAAAATCCTTATACCTCTCTAAGTAAATACACCCGTTCTGAAGAAGGATGGGCAGCACAATTAGGAACAACTGGAGATCCTACAAAAGCTTCTCAATTTGGTCCTGTTTTACTGGAAGAAAAACCTAAACTAGAGAATGGAGTTGTAACAACATCTAAGGGTGAAGAATTCTATATCGTGCATCAATATGATAGAGTGCCTTCTATGAGGAAAGCACTTGAGGAAAAATTTGCATGAAGCGTTTGTTATTTGTAGTACATCGTTATGCTCCTTATCCTGGCGGGTCTGAAAATTATGTTCGAGACATGGCAGAAGAATGTGTTTCAAGAGGACATGAAGTTTGGGTTTTTACTGGTGAACACAAGGGTGATTTGAATGGCGTTCGTGTAACTTCTGATGCGAATATTTTGGGACAAATTTTTGATTTGATTATCGTTCATGGTGGTGATGTTGGGTTACAAGATTTTGTTTTAGTTAATTCTCAAAGAATACCTTCACCTATTCTTTTCATGATCATAAAACCATCTGAAAGTCCTATCTACATGCACGCTATGGATCAAGTAAAGTATCTCGGATGTTCTGCTCCCGAAGATTATGATCTTTTAAAGAAACACAACAAGATGAATAAATGTGTTCGTGTTATTCATGGTATAGATGAAAAAATATCTATGGGTGTTTCTGGGTTTAGAGAAAAATATAATATAAAAACAAAATATATGTTTCTCTCTTGTGGTGGATTCTGGCCAAATAAAGCAATGAAGGAACTTGTAAAAGTTTTTAATGAGGTTGGAAGAACTGATACGACTTTGATTTTAACTGGTTATGATAATAGACATAACATAATGCCAGAAGAATCTGAATTTGTTAAACCTATGATGATTGATGATCGTTCTGAGGTTCTATCGGCAATAAAAGATGCCGATCTTTATATAATGCACTCCTTTAGTGAGGGTTTTGGATTGGTATTACTAGAATCGATGCTGAACAAAACACCTTGGGCTTCTCGAAGAATCGCCGGAGCAAACTTAATGAAAGAGTTTGGTTTTACATATGACAATGACAATCAACTGAGAGAATATTTGATTGATTTTGATGGTGTAAAACAAGATAAAATAGATGAGGCATATGAGTATGTTACATTAAATCATATGATTAAAAATACTGTTGATGATATAATGAGGTTAGTATAATGGATTTTACATTTGGTATACTTACGAAATATGATAATGAAACTCAACTGAGAGAAGTTATAGATTCGATACATGCACTGAATATTCCTAATTATCAAGTTCTTGTGATTGGCGAACAAAAAAGAGAAGGTGCTGAAAAAGAAAGATATATTTGGTTTGAAGATAGTGTAAGGCCTGGGTGGATAACAAGAAAGAAAAATCTTTTAGCACGAGCCGCCAATTATCAAAATATTGTTTTGATGCATGATTACTTTGTTTTCGACAAAGATTGGTATAATAATTTTTTGAAATTCGGTAATAACTGGGATATTTGTTCTTGTTCTCAATATTTAATTAATGGTAAGAGACATTTTACCGATTGGGTTACTTGGGATTCTCCTATCTTTCCGACATATACTTCATTGCATTATGATGATTGGAGTCATGTACATTATATGTACCAATCTGGAGGATTTACTGTAGCTAAAACACAATTAGTTATTGATAATCCTTTCAATGAAGAACTTGGATGGGGTCAATCAGATGATGTTGAATGGTCGTTGAGAATAAGACATAGATACAGATATGTTTGTAACGGAAAAAGTATAGTAAGACATAATAAGGTACATCGTGATGCGAAATAAATTAATTATATTCGATTTAGATGGAGTATTGATCGAATCAAGAGAATTGCACTATCATGCATTAAACGATGCATTGTTAAAAGTCGGCGAAGAATTTGTAATTCAGCGTGAAGAACACTTAAGTGTTTTTGATGGCTTAAACACAACAAGAAAACTAGAGATGTTGACCGAAAGAAAAGGTCTACCAACAAGCGTTTACGATCAAGTTTGGCAAGATAAACAAACTGCCACATTCGAATTAATTAAACAATTTCCAAAAAGTCTTAACTTAATACGATATTTCAGTGAATTAAAAAAGCAAGGATTTAAAATTGCTGTTGCAAGTAACTCCATTCGTGAGACAGTAAAGCTTGCTTTAATATCAATAGGTGTGTTAGAATATGTTGATTACTATGTCAGTAATGAAGATGTAAGGAGACCTAAGCCTTATCCAGAAATGTACTGGCAATGTATGACAGTTTTAAATGCATTACCAAAAACAACAGTTATATTTGAAGATAGTCATATTGGTCGAGAAGGTGCTTTAAATTCTGGTGCTCATCTAATACCTTTAAAAGATTCTTTCGATTTAACAAGTGATAAAATACAAGATGCTATTGATATACTAAATGGTGTCAAGAAAACAAATATACCATGGAGAAATAAAAAAATGAATGTATTGATACCTATGGCTGGTGCTGGTAGTAGATTCGCTGCAGCAGGTTACACTTTTCCTAAACCTCTGATTGAAGTTCGTGGGAAGCCAATGATTCAAGTTGTTGTTGAAAATCTGAATGTTGATGCTCATTTTATTTTTCTAGTTCAGAAAGAACATTATGAAAAGTATAACCTCAAACAACTATTAAATTTAATTGCGCCTGGTTGTGATATTGTTCAAGTTGATGGTATTACTGAAGGTGCTGCATGTACAACATTACTAGCGAAAGAATTGATTGATAATGATGAACCACTATTGATGGCCAACTCAGATCAATTTGTAGAGTGGAATTCTAACGAGTGTTTGTATGCATTTGGTGCTGACAGTATTGATGGTGGTATTGTCACATTTGAAGCCACCCATCCAAAATGGTCATTTGCAAAATTAGATGAGAATGGATTTGTATCTGAAGTTGCAGAAAAGAAACCTATCTCAAATATTGCTACTGTGGGTATTTACTATTGGAAACATGGTAAAGATTATGTTAAGTATGCTGAACAAATGATACAGAAGAACATTCGTGTCAATAATGAATTCTATGTTTGTCCTGTATTCAACGAAGCGATTGGTGATGGTAAGAAAATCAGAACTAAACACATTGAAAGAATGTGGGGAATAGGAACACCAGAAGATTTAAATTACTTTTTGGAGAACTATAAAGAATGAGAGTCGCTGTCGTATTAACAGGACATTTGAGATGTTGGAAACAAGTATTTCCAAATTTTAAAGAAAAAATTATTGATCGGTATAACCCTGATATTTTTATTCATACATGGGATGAAGAAGGTTGGTGGATTCCAGGTGATAAACAAAATGAAAAAGGTTTCTTTGAAGGTACTCCAGAAATAGTAGATCAAGATGTTATTGATGCTTACAAGCCTTTATACTTTGTAAAAGAATATTGGAACGATTTCAACAAACACTTCGAACATTGTGGAACCTATTTCAAAAATTTTGCACATAGACCTAAGAATATACTATCAATGTATTATAAGATGCATCAAGGATTTTCTTTGGTTGAAAAACATATGGCACAGTTACAGGGTAATTATGATTTGGTGATTCGTATGCGGCCTGACATGGTATTTCATGAGGATCTTCCTGAGTTTGAAATGGGAACATTTTATACGATTGCACACAGAAATCATTTAGGTCAAGGAACAGGTGACCTAATGCAAGTTGGTAGTGTAGGACAGATGATGTTCTTTACGAAAGTAATTTGTTTTATTTCAGAATTGTATGCACAAACAAATTTATTATGTCCTCATGTAATAACTGAACAACATATAAGAAATATAGGAATTAACTGGAAAGAATTTAATATAAACAAAACATTAATGCACACACCAAAGGGTGCTTATGTAGAAATGGATAAAATAAATGCTGAATGAAATCCTAAAACTAAATGATGGTCCGATTAGATATGAACCAAGTGGCCGAGGCCATATTAAAATGGTAGGACATTCGGTGCCTTATAGTATCATGCAACAAGAGTTTGACTTTCTACATAATATTATAGTTGAAAATAATTTACAAAGAGGTTTTGAACTCGCAACTGCTTTTGGTATTTCAGGTACAGCGATAGGTACAGCATTTAAAAAGACCGGTGGAAAATTTGTAACCATGGATGCATATATAGAAGAAAAATATGATAATGCTGGTACATACGAACATTTTCAAAAAGAAGTTTACGATAAGTCAGATGGATATAAAAGTGTGAACTATCTTATCGATACGTTCAATCTTAGAGGTACTATGTTCGCGGAAATAGGTTGGTCACCCGATGATGTTGATAGTATAATCAATAAACATTTTGATCAGAAATTAGATTTCGTATTTCTTGATGCAGGGCATTTTGGTGATCAGATGATTAAAGATATTAAAGAGATACATAAACACTTAGATGAAAAGTTTGTATTTGTTTTTCATGATATATACCCATGGAGTTGCACACAAGAAGTTCATAATTTATGTATAGAATTATTTAATAAAGATATAGATATTAAATTGCCTTATCCTCAAGGCGAAAATTTAGGTATAATCACATGCTTATAATATCTCACAGAGCTAATTTATATGGACCTGATCCTTCTATAGAAAATAAACCAGAATCTATTGAAGAAGCAATTCAACATGGATTTTCTGTAGAAGTTGATTTAAGGATGCAAGACGAAAAATTATATTTTGGTCATGATGAACCTCAATATGAAACTGATTTAGATTTTTTAAATGAAAATAAAAAATACCTCTGGATACATTGCAAAGATTTAGACGCTTTAGAATTATGTCTTTCAAAATCATTACATTGCTTCTGGCACCATAAAGATGATTATACACTAACGAACTATAGATATGTTTGGGCTTATCCAGGTAAGGATCCTTTAGGAAGTTTAACTATAATGGTTATGCCCGAATGGTACTGGAAACCAGAAGAAATTATGTCAAAAAAACCTTTTGGAGTATGCACTGATCGGCCATTTGAATACCAAGATATTATAAATAAGAAGTAAACAAAATCAACTGCTGTAGAGGCGGAGAGATATGAAATTTAAAGACTTTCTATTAGAACAGAAAGAAAAGCACGCTGTCATGGCTTTCGGAAGAATGAATCCGATTACAAACGGTCATGAAAAAGTAGTCAAAGAAGTCAAAAAAATCGCCAAGCAATTTGGTGGTTCACATCATATCGTCCTGTCTCATTCTCAGGATACAAAGAAAAATCCCCTTACAGTGCAACAGAAAATGAAACACGCTAAACGTGCATTTCCTGATACCAAATTTGTAGCCGCATCTAGTGAATCTCCCACGTTTTTTGATTATGCGGAGAAACTATACAAACAAGGTGTAACACACCTGCATATGGTCGCGGGTTCTGATCGCGCTCTCGAATATGTAAAATTACTTAACAAATATAATGGTACACATAAAGGTGCTAGATTTAATTTCAAATATATTGGTGTAGAATCTGCTGGTGAACGTGATCCAGATTCGGAAGGTGTAGAAGGTATCTCTGCATCAAAGATGCGTGATGCAGCCGCAAAAGGCGACTTCAAAACTTTTAAAAAAGGCGCACCATCAAAAATGTCAATCGATTATGTAAAAGATATGTATAATGATGT